CGAAGGCTTCGATCATGGCTTGAGCCTGCCCCTGTATCTGCTGATGTTGCTGCTGCTCGGTGCTCGTCAGATGGCCTTTGAGTTGGGCAAGCTCCTGGCGGAGTGATTGCAACTCGGGGCTAACTTGCGGGACGCCTTGCGCAGCTACTGCCAAATCCACTCCAAACTGTCCTGCCAGATGCCGGAAAACGCCGATCTTCTGTTCGGGGCCGGCCGTGCGCAGAATGTAGGCAGTCTGGAGAAGATCCCGAACCGCGCCGGCTTCGTCGCCGCCTTCTGCGCGGATCATCGGGAGGTATGGGTTAATTACGTCTTTGAGCTTCTTGCCGAGCGCCGCGTCCTGTCCGAGCGTCGTGATGCCGCGGTGTGCTTCTTCCTCGCGGCGCGCGATGACGGCCTGAACTTCGGGCGGAATCTTGTCCCAATGCGCTTTTTCGGCGGCTGACCAGGATTGCGGAGCCTTGGCCTTCTGTTCGGTCAGTGCTTCCGCCGGATCGACCTTCGTTTCGGTGGGCGACGAAGTACCGGGTTTTTCACCACTTTCAACGGTGGAAGGCTTGCTGGTATTGGCTTCTACCTGGTCGACAACTTCCGCAGGATCGCCCTTCAGATCGGCGAGGTTCTTAACCAGTTCGTCGCGCAGTGACAGCTCTGTTTCCTGCCCGACTTCGCCCGTTTCGCCCACCTGACTTTCGACCGTCATTTCCAATCCCCGCTTATTTGCATGCGGTACATGCTAGGTAGCGGGAATCCGTGCGGCAATCAATGCATCTGCTGCGGAGGCATGCCTTGCGGTGGAATCGGCGGCGCTTGCGGCGCCTGTTGTTGTGCCGCTGCTTTCTGTGCGGCTTCCATTTGAGTTTGATGCAGGAGCGCCACAAGGCGCGGCAGGAATGCCCCGATCATTTCATGCCCTCCTGAGGCGCAATAGCGCCATGACAATTCTTGCATTCCCGGTAATCTGGAGTTTGACGGCACAGGGAATAGCCAGGATCAGGCATGCCGCAGTCACAATATTCTATTGTGCAACGATGAAGAGGGTTGCCCGCATATTTCTTCCAGAAGCGGCGATTATCCTCATAGAATTCGCGCTGCGATTCAATCGAAGGAACAATCATTTCTGTCTCCCGAGTACTTCGCGCGTAGCCTGCGTCAATTCCTTGCGCAGGTTGAAATCACCGCGGACCTCACCAGCCTGCCGGCCGACGCGCTCATTGCCCACTTCGGTGTAGCCGTTGCGCTTCAGGAAATCACGGTGTGCGCTCCGGCTGTTGATGACTGGCGGCTTGCCCGTCGCAACGTCGATTGCAACGGCCTGATACGGGCCGATGTCGGGCGCTACCATGGGCGCCACAATCTTGCGACTCATGACGGCATCGCAGCAGACTGGCAGATCCTTGTCCCGCTCAGCAATCGTGCGGAACACATCTTCCTCATGACCGCACCCGCAACACTCAACCCGATACATCGGCATTTCATTCCCCTGAAGTGGCAGCATTTGCCGCGCTGATCTCGGCGGCGTCAAGCGTCGCGCCAGCCGAAATCTCTGCGGTCTCAATCTTCGTGGCAGCGTCGATCTTAGCCAGCACCAATTTCATCTGCCCCTCGAACATCATCTTCATGCGCTCCATCAGCATGTCGTTATGCATCTGCATGGCGCTGCGCTGCGCTTCGAGTTGCTGTTCCTGAGCCGCCTGCTGCGCCTGCGCGCGCTGCTCCATCTCTGCCACCCAGGCGTCCAACTGAGCCTTGCGTTCGTCGTTCTGGCGCTCCATGGCGAGCTTCTGCATTTCGATCTGGCCGCGCATCTGCTCGGCCTGCATATCGCCCTGCTGCTTGCCCTGTGCGATCTGGAGTTGCGTCTGCGCCTTGATCTGCTCCGGATTGGGCTGCGGATTGTTCTGCGCCTGCTTGGCGCGCTTCTCAAGCGCGTCCACCGTTTCCTGCAGGCAGGATTCCATCTGCTTGCCAACAGGGAACGCGCGAACGGCGAACATGAGCATCTGCCCGAGCAGCGGCATCAGCGACGGATCGGCGCCTTCTGCCGACTTGAGGAACCCGCCGACGGCCGTCAGGAATTCCGTGCGGTCCTGCTTCTCCTGCATCTGATCCATTTTCAGCGTCGAATCGGTCTCGATGTCGAGCCGGAAATGACGCATATTCGAATCGCGCAGGAGCTTATCGACTTCTTCCCACGTCGGTTCGCTGAACGGCTTTTCCATGTCGTCGGGAAGCTGACCGCCTGCCTGCTGGATCATCTGCGCGATCTGCTTCTCCTGCGCGGTCATAAGCGGATAGCCGGAAATCTCCGCAAGCGTCTTGATGTCGAACTGGTTAGCCAGAACCTCAGCCACTAGCACGACGACATCCCGAGCGAAGCGCTGAACCTCGGCCTGCATGTCAACAAGCCGGATCGATGCCCAATTGCTCTTTATCTTCTGCGCGCCGTATGTCTCATCAGGGTCCGTCGAGCCGCGGATGATGTCGGCCATGCCGGTGATCTCGTACAGGTCCTGTTTGACCTTCTCGCGCGTGTCGTAGAGGCTCAGGAGCGTCTGCGCAATCATGTCCATCGGCAGGAGTTCGACCGCGCCTTTCATGCCGCCCTTCTCGGCGAACGCCGCCCATGAATCGACCGGAACAAGCCGGTTTTCATAGCCGCCCGACAGAAGCTGCTGCAAACCTGGCGTGCTCGAATCGTAGACGCCGACCACGCGCAGCGCGTCTGCAAGCAGTTTCGCGCGTGAGGTCAGATCGTCAAGCTGGTTCGCCTGATCCTGATACATCGCGTAGTCAGGGACCGGGATAACCGTGTCGTTCGCATGGTTCGGCAGCATCGGTCGCGGACAAGGGAAGAAATCTTCGAGCCCCAGCATGTCGTCGCGCACGTCAAGCGGCTCGAACATCATCCCCTTGGACAGCCAATAGACCTTTTTCGTGCTCTTGTCCCAGATCTCGTAAATCCGGGCCTTTTGCTGGTATTCCGTGACTTCCTGCCCCTTCAGATCCTCGGGCTTGTAGTCGAGCGGCACGCGCCGGCCTTTATCGGCTCCGAAACGCTTAACCAGTTCTTCGCGCGTCAGATAGCAGATGCGCCACACCGCCCGCACTTCCTGCCAGGTACGTGCAATGGTGTGCCCGAAGTCCGACCAGTGCACGTAATCGATGTCAATTTCTTCATATTCGACATCAACGATAGGTTCGCCACTGGATGCGGTCTGCGGCACGTCGGGCGCCTGATTGGCGTCCGCGTCATCGTCGATTTCCGGGCCTTCATTGCCCAGCATGCCCTCGCCACCCTCGGCGAAGTGCGGCACATAGCGAATCCAGACCGTACCGCGGCCCGGCAGCAGGCGATCGGTCACGCACTGGCGCGCGGTCAGGAAGAAATCTTCCTTGTCGAGCGTGAAACTCGTTGCGCGCTCAAGAATCTGGCATGCAACACGCCCGACGGGATCGGCATCGAGGAACCGACGCTGAAAATCGGGCTTCGGATTCTTCGAATAGAGCGCCGGCAGTAGCGTCTGGATATTCGACCACAGCACGTTGTAGCGGCTTTCCTTGCCCTCGCGCGCGTTACGCTCGTCCTTGTACCGGCGCAGGATCTTCTTCGCCTTGGTCTCCCATTCGGAAGCCTTGGATTCGTATAGCTCGATCTCCTTCACCCATCGCGTGACGGTGTTGTCGGTCGAGAGCTGCGTATCGCCCTGTGCGCGCGCTTCAGTCATGATTTCAGCCCGAGATAAAGCCGACAGTGGCCGAGACCGTGCCGCCGACAACGACATTCAGCCCCTTCGAGAAGGCGAACGGCAGCGGATAAAAGGTGCCTGCAACCGGCGTGAAGGTATCGACGATCTTCGTGCCGGTGCCCGTTGCCGCGTCGTCATAGACGGTAATCGTCGGCGTTGCGCTCGCCGCGCTCACGAAGATGCCGCCCATGATGCCGTCGATCCCGCACACGTTGCCCGATGCGCTGATCTGCTTATAGGTGAAGCCTGCTGTGTTGTGGTTCATGATGGTCCTTTAGCGAATGCGCCGCGCTCCAATGAATCCAATTGCGGCATTTGTCGAAGTAGAAAACTGGGACAGCGCAACTAGATAAACCGTTGTCGTCGTTGACAGACTTAGCCTCATTCGGAGTCCCGTAGCGCCGACGCCTAATCCGGTGCCAGCAGAAAACGGAAGCTGCGCAATCGCCCCGCCGTTTGGTGCAGTTGGCATCACAGCTGATGTCGTGGTGACGGCTGCGTCGAGAAGCGATTGAACGGTCGAGCCTGCCGGTACAGTCCAAATTGATCCGTAGACATCCCAATCACCGGCAGTAAGCGAAATAGACGTTACATTTGCTGCAGTGTTAGATGTCAGAGAGACGGGCGTTGCGGAGTTTGTCGCACATCCGGTCGGCGATCCGCCATTTGTTACCTGTGCGCAGATTAACTCACCGATACTCCCTGCATTCGCATTGTCGTTCGTCGTCGTGCCAACAATACCTGCGGTGCTCGATGGCGTGATCGTGCTCGTCGCCTGAAGTGTGGTGAACTTGCCCGCTGATGCAGTCGTGCTGCCGATCGAACCCGGCGAAGCAAAGGTCGCGCCCCCAAGTGTCGCCGCATTGACAGCAGTATTGCAGGTAAATCCAGTGCTTGTGGTCCAGTTCAACGCGCTCGCCGAAGTGCTGCAACTCGGCATGGCAAAGGCTGTCGGCGATGCACTGGCTCCACTGGCATTCGTAAGTACAGTATTGGCCGCAATGGCTGTGATTCCGTTCAGGCCAATGCCGCCCCATGCCGCCACAGTCGTCGGCCCACTTGAAACGATCACCTGTCCGCTTACTGACCCGGCCGGATTGAGAAGTTGTATAGGCGTGAATGTCGTAGCATGCGCCATAATCGATAAAAGAAGCGCTAGCGCGCCAGTGAGTAGCCGTTTCATGCTGAACCACCTCCGATAGTATTGCCCGCGCCGAGATTGTTGACGTTGTGGCTGGTCATGCCAGCATAAAAATTGGATTGCACGTTGACGCCCGAGGATGCCGTATCGAGCTTGATCGCATCTGCGAGCGCGCGGAACACATTGCCGGTGATGACGCCGGCCACGCCGCCCGTAGTGTTGTTGATGTAGATGCCCGTCTCGCCTGTCCCGCTATTGCCGTTCTGGAAGGTGTTGCCGACGATCGTGAAAAGGACCGCCGCGCTGTAGAAGATGCCGAAGCCGTTGGTGATGATGATGAACAGGTTGCCGATGATCATGGCATTCTGGAACTGGCTCGCCATGTTGATGTTTACGTTGCAGGCGAACTGGCTATTAGCTATCGTCAACTGATCAAGTCCGGTGACGCCGGCCGCCACGACGAAACCGTTCTGGCATGCAAAGAAATTGCTCTGATTGATCGTTACGCCCTGCACAAAATCGCTGACAGCGACCCCAAACTGGACATAGCCGATCCAGCATCCGGTGAAGTTGAAAATGACCGGGGGCGCATTGGCGCCGCTAGCTTCGAGTAGCACGCCATATCCCAACTGAGCACCACTGCCGACGATCATCAAGCTCGTGAAATTGATATTTGATACGCTGTTGACGACTACACCATAGGACCAGTAATCCGTGACTTCATAACCGTCCGCACCACGAATCGTCACGTTCGTAATGTCAGACAGCGCGGTCAGTGCCGGGTTGAGGATAGTTCCAACGGTCTGCGTCAGTCCGATTGCTGCGGTGCCTGCCGCGACCTGACCAGTCGTGATCGAAAGGTCGCGTATGTGCACCGAGTTGAATGGGCCATCATAGTTGAGCGTGATGCCCGATGAAACATTAGGAAACGTGATCTCCGTGATATCCACGCCGGAACCCTCGATGATCAATGAGCCGGTCGTCGCTGGGAACGTGAATGAAACGGCCGCTGACAGGCTGAACTTGCCCGGCCCAATGCGTAGACGCTTTCGCCCGGCGACAGCAGCAGCAATGGCGCTATTCCAGGCTGCAAGGCTGTCTGTTGCGCCAGTCGGATCGGCCCCGAAGTCGGTCAGCCAGATTTCATCCTGAAACTTCTCCTGAATCGAGCGTGCGACTGCGCCTGTCGCGCCCTGATTGTAGGAGAGCTTGCTTGACTGGATAGCGGCAGCCGCCGCCACTGCAATATCGGTTACTGCATTGTTTGCCAGTTGCGATGCGCCGACTGAGGAAGCCGGAAGCGGCAAAGGGGCGTAAGTGCCTGCCGGCTGAATGCCGAGCGCGGCCAGCGTCTGGAATGATGGGTCAGCAGCCGCGCCATTGGATGCGAGTAGCGTCCCCGCAACCCCTGGTGTCCCATAGGTGCCAGCACCGAATACTACCGAATGCGCGGGCGCGGCCGACCCCGGCGAGACGCCGAGAAAAGATAACATCTGCACGAGCTTCTGGAGGTCGTTCGTGCTGTACATCAGATGCGCTCCCGAGCCGGTGCATTGGCGTTCTGCTGCGGCCAGAAGATCTCGTTGGCCGTCATGTCATGCAGGAATCGCGGCTTCTCGACCGGCTTTTCGCTCTCGGGATTGCGCCACACGAGCGACATATAGCGGAACGCGTCGGCAGCGTGTGATGTCCAGTCGTGGACCGGATTATCGGTGAAGATCTTTGCGTCCTCATCCCACTCGCGCCGGTAGTTCTTCAGCGATTCAATGCCGAATTCGCAGCGCTTCTCGTCGAAATAGCAGTGCTTGAGCGTGGCGCGCGCGGCCTGAATGCCGTCCTGTACGCTCAGGCTCGGCACGATGAACGACTTCACGCTGAAATCGTTCAGCTGCTCGATGGCGGACCGCGGCGATGCGAAGCTCTTGGGGCGCGCGTCATGCGGCAGCCAGTGCCGGCCGTACCGGTAGGCGATATGGTGAGCATGTTCGGGAATCGGTTCGCCGAGCTTCCATTTCACCGGCTTGCCGTTCTCGCCATACTCCGACACGTCGATCTTGCGGCCGTGAATGACCTCGGCGTAGTGCTTCGGGTCTTTCCCGCTCGCCTTGTAGTGGTCGATAACGCGAATCTCGCCCCAGTGCGTCTGGAAGAACCAGATGCTCGTGTCGTCCGTCCGCCCCAGGTCCCACGCGGTGTAGACGGGCAGCGCCGGATCGTGCTGAACGCTGGTGATGCGCCCTTCGTTCTCCGCGGCGCTCATCTCCATGCCGTAGTAGGCGCCCAGGATCGCAGCATCGAAGCTGCACATCAGCTCCTGCTCGAACATCGCATTGCCCTGATCCTCGCCGTACATGGCAACGTATTCAGAGCGCTGTTCTTCAAGCTCGGCACGCGAGAAACGCCCCGTTTTCAGGACATTGGATACCTCGGCGAACCATTTCGGGTTGTTCTTCGCCATCTGATACATGGCGTGCGCGTGATTCTTGCCCCGCGGTGTGGTGATGAACATGGCCCACCCGCCGTTCTCATCGAGAATCGGCTTGAGATACGCCCATGCGGCCGGATTGCACAGCGCCCACTCCGAAAAGACCAGGCCCGCCGGCGGCGAACCGACCAGGCTATCGAAGTTATCCGAGCCGAGCACCTGCCATGTCGATCCGCATTTGAGCTTGATCATCATGTCGTTTTCCCGCGTGCTGGCGCGCAGCTCGTGCGGGAATGCTTCGTCAATGCGGCGGCGGCCTGTGTGCGGGTTGATGGCTTCCCAGATCGCTTTACGTGCCTGCGATGCCATGGGAAGCATGTGCCAGTAGCTGGCGATACGATCATGAGCAGCAAGACATGTCCAATGAAGGCACACGTCATCCTTGCCCCATCGACGATGCGCAATGTCAATGGCGCGCTTGCAGCCGCCGATCATCGCGTTCCAGAGCCGCCCCTGATAGATACGCGGGCTCCAGTTGTGGGGAATCTCGATCTCACCGGCGGCGGCCACGGCTGTTCCCCAGTCGTTCGTCGAAGAGGTCGCGGTCGTCGTTCATTCCGGCAGTTCCTCAGCCGGCGTCATGCGCAGCCGCACGACTTGCAGCGGTCCACCGTTCGGGCCGCTCACCTCAGCCTGGATCTTGTCGCCGTATTTCTTCGGCGCCAGCTTGGCCGCGCGCCATTGCCGAGCCCAGATCCGCAACTTGATGACCTGCCAATCTTCTGCGGTGGCCTTGTCTGCAAGTTCGACGCAATGATCGATTTCATAATCCTGCTGCGCGGCGCGCGCATCGCTAATCAGGGCAGCAAAATCCTTGTCAGCAGCCATGCGGCGATAGATTGTCGGCTCAGAGGGTGCCCAATCCATCGCGGCGATGTCGCGGATAGATGAGCCCGAGGCCAATTCCTCGCAGATCCGCGACTCGATTTCTTCTGTCCAGTCGAAAGGAGCCGGCATCATTCCACCCGATCAGGAAGATTGAGCCACGCCCCGAACAGATCGGGTCGCTTCTGGGCAGCAAGCCTTAGCTTCGCTCGCCTCTCGTTCGAGAGATAACCCTCTTTTAGAGCCGCCGCCATCGCTCTTTTGATTTCCCAGATGCGTCGCTTGAAAGGATCACCATGGATCGATGCAGCAGTCCGCCGGCCGTTCTCAGCGCGTTGCTCGGGAGAGCAATAAGGCTCGTCGCCACCCTCAGCCACGTTGAGCAATAGTTCTCCTCGCGCGCGCAATACATCTATCAACCGGCGCTCAGCTTCCTGCCAGTTGTCAGTCACTTCAAGGACGCGAACCGAAGGAACGAGCCCAATATCAGCAAGCTTTCTCATCCAGCAATAGACCGGCGTGTTGCGGCTACGGCTGGCCCGAATGTGAGTTTTCAGGCGCTTGGCTGAATCATTGGCTTTACCCACGTATCGGATTGCTCCAGTGCGCGGGTCTATCAAAGCGTAGATTTCGGCCATTTGCGCGCCTCTCACAGCATCCGATACAGCGCTTCGAGCTTCTGTACCATCTCGCCCTCAGCGACTGCCATGCCATTACTGATACGGTGCAGCACGTCGCCGATGTGCGTCTTGACGTGCCCGGCGTGCGACTCGGCTTCTGTCGGTGCGCGCTCTGCGTCAGTCTTGACCATCTGGAAAATGGCTTCGAGATGCGCGGCTACGCGAACATGCAGAGGCTCAACGGAACTTTCGGCGATGGGCGACGTGATATTTGCGCCATCGGCAGACGGTGCAGAGCCCGGCTCGGTTGTAGATTCGACCGCAGCCGGTGCAACGTTTGGGACATCAGCCGATGAGGAGGCAACAGGCATACCAGACTCCGACGCAGTAATGCCCGAAGTCAAACCATCGTTTGGGAGTTCAGCAGCCTGTTGCGGGGCATCCGAAGCGACAGTAGATGTAGGGGCTTCCGCAACCATCGCAGGGGCGCTCGGCGAGGTATCGGCCGTTTGTTGCTCCCCCACTGCGGGCGTGCCAGCCTCCTGAGCCAATTGTGCTGCTGCCTCTGCGACGGGATCAGACATGGTGCTTCTCCAGTTGTGCAGCCCCGTAGGCCGCGTTTTGATAGCCACGCATCCAGGTTGCGAATGGCGTGCTCAGAACCGGATAAGGACAATTGCCCTTGGACATGCCGCGCTCGAAAGCCTCGGCTCCCTCGCGCATCAATGTCTCGATCTGCTCACGGCTCAGCATCGCCAGTTTTCCATCAGGTGGATGCCGAAAATTGTAGATAGCGCCAATCTCAGCGGCGAGAGGATTTGCGCGCGCTCCACCAACAGTAGAGCGGCCAGAAGAGATACAAGGCGCCATAGGCAGCGCAGATGATTCGAAGCCAGAAAGGCATTGTCATTTGCGAGACTCCAGGCAAAGCCGTTGGAATCGCGTAAGGTCATAACCTGTGAGTTCGGCTTTGGATTCAGCCGGGCCAATCCTGCGCGCGGCGACATCAGTACGGGTATAGAGCGGAATCCAGTAGATGCGTCGCTCAGGTCTCATGTCACGCGCGCGGCCACAGATCGGTTGCGAGGTATTGACAATGCCGGATGCTTCGAGTGTGATGAGTACTTCTGCGATGGCGGCCGGCGAAGCGTCAAACATGCATGAGAGCTTCGCCGTCGTGTAGAGGCGACCGGGGATCAGATTCGCCTTGAGGTTATCGGGCGACAGGACAAGTAGGTTTTTGCGTGGTCGCATGTGATTCCCCGATTTGATGTTTATCCGATCAGACGTTTCAGCAGCGACTGGCGGCGATCGAACAAAATTGCCTCTGGTCCGCAATGGCCACTCTCGCGTCTCATACTTCTTGGGTTATGCCTTTGCCTATCCTCACGGCCAGTAACGGGGTCAAACTCCGGGTCTACACCTGGTATAGGCGCAGAACACCATTCCGAAATAGAGCATTTACTGCTGATACTTGGCGGCACGTAGTGCTTGCAGTCTTTGCAGAGTTTCATGCTCATTCCCCGTTGAAAGCCATCGTGCGCAGATGGCGAGCGGCCGATTATTGGACGGAAATATCCGGGATGATCGTCGATGGCTTGAAAATTACCTTGTAGTGGTAGGCGCTCACGTCCGCGGCGTCGATCTGCTCCACGAAGTAGCTGACGTTGCGCGACAGGCCGAGGAAGTGCTTCTTGTACTTGCCAGCGCCTACCTTGCAGGTCACCGAAAGTTCGCCAGAATGATCCGCATTGCCTAGCGAACACAACCCCTCAATCGTCATCATGTAGCTACTGTCGATCGTGTTGTAGAACACAATGCGCCGCACCACTTCAAATTGATCTGCAGCGACTGAAAGGTTCTTCGATGCAACATCAGCCTCACGGTCGCATCCGGCAAGGATTGACAACGAAGCGGCAATGGCGAGAATTGCGATTCTTTTCATTTCATTTTCTCCTTCGGTTGGTCAGCCTAAGTAATGAAAAATGAGCGCTGCGAAGCACAGGAAAGCTGTCATCCCGTTGTCAGCAGCGATCGATGCGAACGCCAAAAACCACACGAAGCCGGTCATGCTTTCTCCTGTTTCATCGGCGTCCACCGGAAATTAGCCGCTCGGTGCGCCTGGACTTCGTCCCACAGCGCCTCTATGGCGTTAGCGTCAAGTTTCTTCTTGCCGCCACTCTTTCCTGCTTTGGATTGCTCGGCGGGAGTGGGGATGCGGGCTGAGCCTTTCATGAAATCCATCCGATCGAAATGTGATGCCACAGCCATGGGATGAGATATGCAAGTCCAAATCCGGCAGCCATGAAAATCACAGCCATGCCAACCAGCAAGCCTGCGACGTAATCCGCCAAAGCGCGTCCGTCCATCACTTGCTCTCCTTAGTCACGCCGCGCCAGTAGTCCGTCCCTACCCATACGCCAATCTTCGATTCGCACGATTCGCGGTCCCATTCACCGTTAGCGAAACGCACGCGCTCTGGAGCCTGAATTACGCTGCCGTCGTTCAGCCGGCGCTCCAGGTCGTACCAGCCGTCACGCACAGGCGGGGTTTTGCAGGGAATCCAGTCGGTCAACTGCATTTGCTTTCTCCTTTCGCCGCGGCCAATGCTTCTTCGATGGTCTCGACAACGTAGATTTCGCCGGTCCATGCGGCGTGAAATTCTTCCTGCTGCGGCGTGAGGCGGCGTTTGCTCTTTACCTTCTGGCCGTCCTTGATCTCGATCAGGATCGTCCGACTGCCGATCGCCACCACCAGATCAGGAAACCCCTGTCCGACCGTGTGCGTCGGCACTACGCGCGCGCCGATGGATCTCAGAGCGGCTACGATCTCCGGCTGGTTGCGATCGGCTTTGGCGGCGTATTTCATCCGTACACCACCCGCTCTATCGTCTCGTTCAGCACCGACAGTTCATCCTTCTTCAGCACCTTCCAGATGCGCTGCTGTCCGTGGATACCGTTGAAAGACCCCTGATGGCAGTCCTTGCACAACGGAATAGCCGTGAACCACTGTCCCTGCTTCAGTTCGTGCGCGTCGCTCGGGCCGGCCGCTCCGCATACGCCGCAATCCATTTCCTTGATCGCGGCAATGTGGGCGCGCTCGTGCGTGTCAGGGGCGCGTTTATTCTTGCTCTGCATGGCTAGGCTGCCTGACCGAAAAATGCTTCGACCAATGGGTCGCGGAATGCCTTGAATGGCTTGGCTGCATGCTCAGCAAGCTTCGCTTCCCGCTCGGCCCGCTCTGCCGCGATATCACTGACCGCGTTCTCGCCGAATCCGGCCACCCACAGCGAAGCGTCACTACCGCGGCCCAGGGTTTCGCGGAAACCGGCGATGTAGCACAGACCTTCGTCATGTGCACGGGCCAACAGAGTGCACGTAGCGCTGCGCGTCATGCCCAGCAAATCGGCGATTTCCGATGACGACCGCGGGGTATCGTCAAGCACGGACTCAAGCTTGCAAATCGATACCTCATGCAGATCGGGCCGCCTCAGACCCATCGCCGCGCCTTTCTTCTGCACCCCTTGAATCGGACGCCCCAACATGTCTGCGATCTCTTGGACTGGCCGATCTGTCGGGTAAAAATCCGACATGATCTTTTTCTCTTCAGGTGTCCAACGCTTTCCCATCATCGCCCCCACAATGCTGTCCACTGGTTCCTAGAAAGATCGAGCGCCAGTGCGCCGCCCGACCGCTG